GCGCAATATCAGCAGGATCCAACCTCTGAGGAGGGCGCTCTCGTCAAAAGGGAGTGGTGGAAGGAGTGGAAGGAAAAGAAGCCTCCACACTGCGAGTTCGTCATACAGTCTTGGGACACGGCATTCCTCAAGACTGAGCGCTCAGACTATTCAGCGTGTACTACATGGGGCGTCTTCCTCAACGAGGACGAAGACAGGATGGACATCATCCTTGTCGATTCGTACAAGGAGAGGCTTGAGTTTCCAGAACTCAAGAAGCGCGCCTTCGAGATGTGGAAGGACACAGATCCAGATGCCTTCATCGTCGAGGGAAAGGCTTCTGGAATGCCCTTGGTGTTCGAGTTGAGGCAGATGGGTATACCCGTCTCAGAGTTCACTCCATCAAAGGGAAACGACAAGATAGCCCGCGTCAACGCCGTCGCAGACATGTTCGCTTCTGGAATGGTGTGGGCACCCAACACGCGGTGGGCAGAAGAGGTCATCGAAGAGTTCGCGTCATTCCCCTCTGGGGATCACGACGACCTCGTAGATAGCTCGACGCAGGCGTTGTTGCGCTTCAGGCAGGGTGGTTTCATCCGCAACCCATCAGACGAGGATGACGAGTGGATGCCCCCAAGATACGCAGAATTTTATTAAAGGATCGACATGGCGATTGACAGGGCACTTGAGGGAATTGGCGGGGACACCGAAGAAGCTATCGAGATAGCCGTCGTCAATCCAGAGGCCATATCCATCGAAACGCCAGACGGCGGCATGGTCATCGACTTCGATCCAGAGAGCGAGGCAAGCGAGGCAGTTTCCCACGACGCCAATCTCGCGGAGCACATCGAAGAGGACGAACTATCGCATGTTCGTTCTGAGTTGATGGGGGCTTTCGAGGCAGACAGAAATTCGCGTAGCGACTGGGAGGAAACCTACATCAAGGGTCTTGACCTCCTCGGTCTCAAGATCGAAGAGAGGACCATCCCTTGGCCGGGTGCGTGCGGCGTTTTCCATCCCGTCCTGTCTGAGGCCGTGATACGTTTTCAGGCTCAGTCCATCATGGAGACGTTCCCCGCGAAGGGTCCGGTGAAGACGCAGATCCTCGGAGAACTAAACGACGACAAGGAAAAGCAGGCCCTCCGCGTTCAGGAGGAAATGAACTACCAGCTTACCGAAGGGATGCCTGACTACCGCAGCGAGCACGAGAACATGTTGTTCGCGTTGCCGTTGGCGGGTAGCGCCTTCAAGAAGATCTATTACGACATAGACATGGGAAGGCCCACCGCAGCCTTTGTTCCGGCAGAGGATCTCGTGGTGTCTTATGGGGCTGCCGATTTGATGAGTTGCGCGCGCTACACCCATGTCATGAAGAAGACCAAGAATGAGGTGCGTAAACTTCAGGTGGCTGGCTTCTATCGAGACATCGATCTCGGGGAACCCGCCCCCGACTACACCAAGATACAGGAGCAATACAATAGCTTGCAGGGAGAGAGACCCGCCTTCGAGTATGACGACAGGTTCACTCTTCTCGAATGTCACGCCGACTTGGACCTCGCTGATTTCGAGGACACTAAGGATGGCGAGCCTACGGGCATCGCGTTGCCTTATGTGGTGACTATAGACAAGTCCTCTGGGAAGGTTCTGTCGGTCTACAGGAATTGGCTGGAAGACGACCCACTCAAAAAGAAGATGCTTCACTTCGTTCACTATAAGTACTTGCCATCATTGGGTTTTTACGGATACGGGTTGATCCACTGCATCGGCGGCCTGACTAAATCTGCGACCTCAATACTACGTCAGCTTGTGGATGCCGGGACGCTCTCCAATCTTCCCGCCGGTCTCAAGTCTAGGGGGCTTAGGATCAAGGGAGACGAAACCCCCATCATGCCGGGAGAGTTCAGGGATGTGGATGTTCCGGGTGGCGCGATAAGGGACAACATAACCTTCCTTCCCTACAAGGAGCCTAGCTCTGTTCTCTACCAGTTGCTGGGGAACATTGTGGAGGAAGGGAGGCGCTTCGCTTCGCTGGCCGACATGAAGGTCAGCGACATGAACAATGAAGCCCCTGTCGGAACGACCCTCGCGATTATAGAACGCGGCATGAAGGTGATGTCTGCTGTGCAGGCGAGACTTCACGCATCCATGCGCAAGGAGTTCTCCATCCTCGCGGCATTGATAAAGGAATATCTTCCTGAGGCTTACGACTACGAAGTGGGCGGTATCAGGGCTGAGGACTTCGACGACCGCATAGACATCATTCCGGTGTCCGATCCAAACGCCACCACGATGGCGCAGAGGGTGATGCAGTATCAGGCCGCCCTACAGTTGGCTGCGCAGGCTCCTCAGATGTACGACCTCCCTGAATTGCACCGCCAGATGCTCGAAACGATGGGCCTCAAGGATGTCGATAAGATCGTTCCAGACAAGGACGACATCAAGGCCATCGACCCCGTTACCGAGAACGAGAACATCATCAATGGAAAGCCCGTCAAGGCTTTCTCGTATCAGGATCAGAAGGCTCACATCACCGTCCACATGACGGCCCTTCAGGATCCCAAGATCCTCTCGCTTGTGAGGCAGTCTCCTATGGCTCCTTCCATACAGGCGGCAGCCGAGTCGCACATCCGTCAGCACTTGGCGTTCCTCTACAGGGACGAGATCGAAGAACAGTTCGGCGCTCCCCTCCCGCCAGAGGGAGAACCTCTCCCGCGCGACGTTGAGAAGCAACTCGCAGGATTGCTTGCGCAAGCGTCAGAGAAGCTCTTGCAGAAGGACATCGCTGAGGCGCGTCAGGCAGAAGCACAGCGTATGGCAGAGGATCCCATCGTGCAGCAGCAGCAGCGCGAGCTTGAGATCCGCGAGATGGACGTTCAGAGGAAAGCCAAGGCAGACAAGCTCAAGGCAGATGTCGAGCTTGAGAAGGCAGCCATGACTGATGCCCGCGAGCGCGAACGCATCGAATCCACCGAGAGGGTTGTTGGTGCTCAGATCGGCGCGAAGATCGCTGGAGATGTTCTTGAGGGAGAAATCAAGGGCGTCGAGCTTGCCGAAAAGGAAAAGATGGAAGGGGCGCGTCTCGGTGTCGAGATCGCCAAGGCTCTCATAGACACCAAAGGAAAGGGTGAGTAATGGCAAGGAAGTCTATCAAGCAGAGTATTTCTATAGGGGGTGTGTCGGCTAAGGCCAACAAACCTCAAAAGAGGGCTGCCAAGAAAGCCAAGAAAGCTGCGGTCATTCCGCTGGTCACCTTGGATGGCGACAGGATGTACCCAGCCCAAGCTAAAGAATACTGGGCAAACATCAAACGCACAGCGTCTTGATGGACCAACCTGATCTCGCAGCTTTGTTGCAGAAGCGTCTTCGTGAGTTTATGAACGAAGGTGCCGATCACCTCGCAACGGGAGGCGCAAAGGATTACGCCGAATACCAGCGCATGGTAGGGCGCATCGATGGCATAGCCCTCGCAGAACGTGAACTCCTCGATCTCGTAAAGGATGAAGACGAAGACGAGGAATAGCGCAAGGGAACCGTTGCCCCTTTATGAAGCAACGCATGATGAGGTAAGTGATGGCAAAAGTGGTTGATTTCCAAGAGGAAAAAGCGGCCAAGCAATTGCCGCAGCCTTCTGGTTACAGATTGCTGATCGCCCTTCCAGAGGTCGACGAGAAGACTGAGGGAGGTATCTTCAAGACGGACAATGCGATGGAAACGGAAGCGGTGTCGAGTGTTGTGGGTTTCGTTCTAAAAATGGGGCCTGATGCTTACAGTGACACCAAGAGGTTCCCATCGGGACCGTGGTGCAAGGAAGGGGACTTTGTTCTCTTCAGGGCTTTCCAAGGTACCCGTCTCAAGATCCACGGCAAGGAGTTTCGTTTTATAAACGACGACAGTGTCGAGGGTGTGGTTGATGATCCCAGAGGATATGCGAGGGCATGATGGCTGAACAACAGGAAGTTGAATTTGAGGAAGAAGACGGCATTGAGGTTGAGGTCGTGGACGACACCCCTGCCGACGACAGGGTGTCTGCGCGCGACAGGGAAGCGGCAGCCGACTTCGATATCTCTGAAGACGAGATAGGGCAATATTCTGATCGCGTTCAGAAGCGCATCAAGCGTTTGAAGTATGAGTTCCACGAGCAGCGCCGTGCAAAGGAGACGGCAGAGCGCCAGAATACAGAGGCTCTCGCTCACGCTCAACGCATGGTGTCAGAGAACAATGATCTCAAGAACCTTTTGAAGCGAGGCAACGAGGCTCTCTACAAGGCCACCGAGGCCAAGACTGATACAGAGCTATCGGTTGCCGAGAAGGAATTTCGTGAAGCCTACGACGCCGGTGATAGTGACCGCATCGTCGAGGCTCAGAAGATGGTTAATGAAGCCTATTACACCAAGCGGAGCGTCGAAGACATGCGTCCGCCTGCACAGGAAGCGCCACCCGGTAACGGGCAAGACAGCCCCGCTCCGCAACAAGACTATGTAGCGCCTCCTGACCCCCGTGCCATCCAATGGTTACGCGACAACCCTTGGTTCGGGCAAGACAAGGAAATGACTTCTTTCGCCTACGGCCTGCACGACAAGCTGGTGGTTGACGAGCGGATTGATCCCCGTTCAGAAGATTACTACCTCAGGGTCGACAAGCGCGTAAGGGAGGTCTTTCCTGAACGCTTCGAGGAAGAGCCTGCGCGTGAGGGGACTCCTCGCAAATCCGTGGTTGCTCCTGCGACAAGAGGAAGCAAGCCGCCACGCAAAGTAACACTCACCGGCACCCAGATTGATCTCGCCAAGAAACTGGGGATTACGCCCGAACAATATGCGAAGCAAGTCGCGAAGGAGATGGCGCATGGAAGATGACGCTCGTACACCGAGACACCACGAAACCCGTGAAAAGGAATCACGCACCGAGACACAGTGGGTACCCCCATCACTACTACCCGACCCCGACCCGCAGGAGGGATGGGTTTTCAGGTGGGTGCGCACTTCGATAATGGGCCACGCTGACAACACCAATGTGTCCAAGATGTTCAGAGGCGGTTGGGTGCCCTGCCGGGCAGAAGACCATCCTGAACTTTGCATCCAGTCTGATGTAGGTTCGCGTTTCGGATCCGATGGAAACATCGAGGTTGGCGGTCTTCTTTTGTGCAAGATGCCGCACGAGAAGCACCAGAAAAGGGCTGAACATTATCGGGACAAGGCGGAACAACAGATGGATGCCGTCGAGTCGAATTACATGCGGGCGAACGATCCTCGTATGCCGCTTCTTAAATCGGAGCGTAAGACGCGGGTAGACTTTGGCAAAGGAGGGTAGTTGCCCTCCATAACATGAGGACATTGAATCATGGCTGGTTCAGTACAAGCTCCTTATGGGATGATCCAAGTTGGCGTTCTTGGTGATAGTTACAATACGGGTGGTGCCACTCAATATCCGCTCGGATCGAATAACACCAACGCGATTTTTGCGGGGCAACCCGTATGTTTCTCGGATGGTGTTACCGTTCCGATCACGGCCACCCCGACTACCACCTATGGCGCTACGACCACTCCCATAGGCGTCGCTTCTGGCTTCCGTTATATCGACGGAAGCACGGGGCAATTGACGTTCTCCAACAATCTTGTTGCGAGTTCGATGACCTCTTCAGGTCATTCTGCCGTACAGGTGTATGTGTGGGATAACCCGAGGGCGGTTTTTAAGGTCCAAGCAGATGGCGCTATGGTCGCCACGGATCAAGGGAAGAACTCTGCTCTTACGAATGTTACTGATGTTAATACGCTTGACCTCAGTAAGCAGAGCAAACTTACCGTTGATGCGGATGCTGCAACGACCGCAACTCTAGCTGTTCGTGTTGTTGGGCTGTTTGAAGCTCCCAATAACAACTGGACTGATACATATCCAGACGTTCTCGTTACATGGAACTTCGGTGTGCATCAGTACCAGACGAGCACCTTGGCATAGGAGGCTGGCATGGCTATTTCAAGAGCACAAATGCTGAAGGAGCTACTGCCCGGTCTCAATGCTTTGTTCGGCTTGACTTACGAAACCTACGAGAACGAGAGCGAGCAGATTTACGAGACAGAGACTTCTGACCGTTCGTTTGAAGAGGAAGTTAAGCTGACGGGCTTCGGACAGGCTCCTGTTAAAGCGGAAGGTGAAGCGATCAATTACGACACGGCAAGTGAGAGCTTCTCTGTTCGCTATAACAACGAGACCATCGCAATGGGCTTTGCGATTACCGAGGAAGCGATGGAAGACAACCTGTATGACTCGCTGTCTGCGCGTTATACGAAAGCACTTGCGAGAGCGATGGCTTACACCAAACAGGTGAAGGCCGCTGTTCCGCTCAACCAAGGTCTTCCGACTACCGACAACTTCGATTCGGGTGACGGCGTTTCGCTGTTTAATACGGCTCACCCAACCGTTGCCGGTGGCACCAATGCCAACACTCCCACCACCCAGACCGATCTCAATGAGACCAGTCTTGAAGCGGCTGTTATTTCTATCGCCGCGTTCGTGGATGAGAAGGGTTTGTTGATTGCTGCCAAACCTCGGAAGCTTATTGTTCCGCCAAACAACATGTTCGTGGCTACCCGGATCCTCGATTCGGAAGGCCGCACGGGAACGGCGGACAATGACATCAACGCCATCAACCACAACGGTACGATCCCCGAGGGGTATGCTGTGAACCACTATCTCACGGATACCGACTCGTGGTACATCGTCACCGATGTGCCCAATGGCATGAAACACTTTACTCGTGTTCCGCTCCAGACATCGATGGACGGCGACTTCGATACGGGTAACGTGCGTTACAAGGCACGCGAACGCTATGTGTTCGGTGTCTCAGATCCCCTCGGAATGTTCGGTTGCGAGGGAGCATCCTAAAGGCGAGCGGGGGCTTCGTGCCCCCGCTTTCTTTTTTGGCTTGTATGGTGGTTATGTTGGGATAGCGACCCAGCGCTAGTATAAGCAAGCTATAGAGTGGAGCTTACGGGCGCGCTGTTATAGTAAGGGGGATCGCAGGCCCCCACCTTTTCTGGGATCAATGGCCCTTGGGACTGACCCAGCAGACGCTATGAAGACACTGGGGCCTTTCTCTCATAGGAGAACTTGGTTATGGGTACGACAACTTTTTCTGGGCCAGTCAAGGCTGGCACGATCAACAACACTACCGGCACTACGGTAGGCACTGACATGAAGAATATTGGTTTTGTTGTAATGGCGCAGTCTGAGGCCATTACCGAAGCTGCCACTTCAGCCAGCACCGACATGATCATTCCCGCCAACAGTCAGATCATAGACATCAAATGTCTTGTCACAACGGTGTGGGACGGCGGCACTAACACCCTCGATGTCGGAGACGGCACCACTACCGACCTGTATGTCAACGGCATGGTAACGTCGGCGGCTGGTCTGGTGAACATGACGGCGGCGACCACCGGCACAGGAGCCAACTGGCGCGATGTCGGGACGACCGATGTAAGGATTTCAGTCGACTCTGTGGCAACCGGAAGCGGCGTTGGTGTTTTGACTGTCTGGTATATCCAGAACATCAACCTGACATAGGAGGGTACCATGACCGATCTAAGGTCTTTTACCTACACCTATTCTGGTACCGCTGAAAGCACGAGCAACCCTGCGGCGGACGTTGACGCCTGCGGGGATGCTGCTGCTTTAACCGATGACGAGTACTACATGCTCCTCGACGGCGGCATGGCGACTGCTGGGGATGGTGATGGTGTTTGTACGTCCCAGAGCGTCAATGGTCAGTTGGCGATTGATGGAGCCGATTCAGAAGAGAAGAACGGTATCCGTAGGGTCAACTATGGAAGGGCCGCGCCGCGCCGTGTGTCATTCGCTTCTGCGAGTGACAAT